CGGACTTCGCCGGTCAAAACCTTAGTAGGGATATTCTGATACATAAGATTGTTCTCCTTTTATTCTTTGATTTCGTTTGTGTCTTTGTTTACAGGGGTAACGGTTTCGTCAAAGCCGTCAACCATAGCGTTGATTTTCTCCAACAGTTCCAACGCTTCTTTTTGCTTAGCACAAAGCTCCTCTGTGTGATCCTGCTCAGGATTGCAAAGTTTCTCAATTTTCTTTGCAAGGTTGTCCTTAGCACGTTTCATTGCCATAAGCACACGCAAGCCTGTTTTTCTTTCTTCAGGCATACTGCTGTTGAGCAACATATCACCGAGCATATCAATAAACATTGATTCTGCTTCATGCTTTGCTTTTATCTTGTTAAGGTCCTCCACGGGGGGGGGTATTAAATAAACTCATAATCTTTGCCTCCAAATTTTGATTTATAAATTGTTGTGTAGCTCTTTGTACCCCTCTGCTATGAGCTTCTGTAGTGCAGAACGGTCAAGTCGAGGTTGACGGATAAGATTGTCAAGCTGTTGGAATCTCTCACAGGCATCTTTGCACATCTGCAAATAGCCGTCAGCTATTCTCTCATTTTCCTCACTGCTTTCAGTGATCCATTTCAGCTCTTCTTTAATTTCTTGAACATATCCTTTGAAACAGTTAGCAGCGTCACGCCCTAACTTTTCTTCTAAAAGGCGTTCAAGGAATACATCTTTATCAGTCAATATGACTTCCATTGTGCCGTCAGAGAGGTAAACTGTTTCAGCCATTGTTTACACCTGCAAAGTCTGTTGCAGTGGAGCTGTACGGCTCTCTTTTATCAGACAGTGGTGCAAGCGTAGGCTTTCCAAGCGGTTTTGTTACGTAGCTTGCAAGGACTTCCTCAAACTTAGCTTTACCGAGGAGCTTTTCAACTCCTGTAAGAGTAATAGGTTTACGCTCATACAAGAGAGCTTCGTCATAACCAGCCTCAATAACCTTGCTGAAGGCTTCGTCCACGTTGGTAAAGGCTCTGTTACTCTTACCAGCAACAACTTTCCAACCGGGGATCTCCTTACCTGCGAGAATAGCAGTAGTTGCATAATCCTGAAGGTCTTTGTACCACTGTACAAGGCTTTCAGCTCTTACAAGCAAGTCTGCAATTTCAGCATCCGTAAGCATAGGCGGTAAACCGATAACGGCTCTTGCTTCAGGTGCGAGGTTAGCAAGCTCAGGTGCAGCCTTACCTGCAATAGCACAGTCCTTAAAATCCTCAAAGGCTGTGTTTTGGTCTGCTCTTGCACGGCACTGTGCCTTACCTCTACAGAATCGGCAGTGTTCACCCGGACAGAAAGTACCGGGACCGTTGTAAGCCTCCTCAGCAGTAGGCTTGATACTTTCGCCCCAAGCTCTAAGCTCTTCAACGGTTAAGCAGTCCTCACTTGCTTCATCAGACAAACGAGGCTGACAGATACCCATTGATACTTTTTTGATTGCATCACCGAAAACGGGAGCAAACATTTTGAGAGCGCCCAGCGCGTACAGCCTCATCTGCGGATTTTCCTCAGCAGATACGGCAACGCCTTTGCCGTGTTTATAGTCGGTAATATGTAAAGTATCACCGCCGATCATAACGCAGTCGCACGTGCCGAAGCCTTCAGGCACATACTCTGAAAAATCAACCTTGACCTCCTGCGTTACATAAGGTGTTGCAGAAAAACCTAAAGCCTTTTCCTTCAGGTATTCCACATAAGCCTCAGCCGTTGTAAGCATTTCATCAGAGTACAGGGGCTTTGCTTGCAACTTTTTAAGGGCTGCATTGAAGCTCCTTTTAGGAGTACCCGTAAAATACCTTTTGGCGTACAGCTCACAAATGCTGTGTGCAAGCTGTCCCTCCTCCGCATACTCACTTGTGCCAGAGGGAAATTGCTCTTCAAAACGGGGAGCTGCGGTACACAACAGCCAACGGTGAGCTGAAGAAGCACTCAATAATGCGTGTTCAGTGGGAGTCGGCATATTGTTACCCCCCCCTTAAAGATTTGCGCCGAGAGCCTTCAGTTCAGCCGCAAAAGCGTTGAGGGTTTCAGGTGCAGGGTTAAGCTGAGTAACAGCCTGTACACCATACTTGCCAAGCAATGCAATGAGCTGAGGCATCTTGCCCTGCTCACAGAGAGCCGCGCCAGCAACGCTAAGCTGTTCAATGGTGTAATTGACAGTCGCCGCATTAGAAGGGGCAGGTGCAGAAGGGACAGAGGGTGCTGTGTTCACTACAGGTGCAGGATTGACGGGTGCTGTGTTCGCAACCGGTGTCTGCACGGGAGCTGCCGCAGGCGTAGGGTTTACAACGGGTGCAGCCTCCGGCTGTGTAGCCTTTACTTCGGGAACATTTACAGTGCCGCCGTATTCTACGGGTGCATTGACTGTCTTACCTGCATACAGGATAGAGTCAGCCAATTTGTTGAGGGCTTCTACTAAGCCGGGGACTTCTACGGTGAATTTAATCTCATCCGTGTTGATCTTAATTTCGTTCATTGATAATTGCCTCCATTATCGTTTATTGTTTGTTGCCATTTTTCGTATCGGGTTACAACTTTTCTTGAGTAGGAGCTTGTATCATAGCCCTGTTTCCAGAGCCGCCTTGCTCCTGTTTCTCCACAGTTATACGCCATGAGCGCCTTATGCGTATCACTGTATTTCTCAAGCAGCTCACCGAGCATAAAGACACCGGCAACAATATTGCCTTCGTACTCAGTAGGCTCTATTCCGTTTTCACGGAGTCGGTCATAGTTAATCGGGTGAATCTGCATAACGCCCCAGCAAGTGCCGTTATCTGCCTCTAAGTCAAAATCACTCTCACTTTCGGCAACTGCTAATGCGAGGGCATAAGGTACACCGTACTTGTCGCAGGCTTCCTGCATCACGTCCTGAAGCTCAAAAGGCAACGGGATTGCATCACTATGTAAAAACTGTGGCTCATCCGTTACCACGGGAGTAGACTCTACGCCGTCCGTTTTTTTTGTATGGTCCTCCTCTTGAGAGGGCTGAGTTACAACTACAGGATCAGGCGGTAAAGCAGCTTCATCAGATGTAGTGCTACTGCAAACAACTATCAGTGTAGCTATTGCCGCTGCAACCAGCAGCAACACGATTATTCGCTTTGCCAGCGTGTGCAAGTGAATCAACCTCCTTGCTACTCTTGCGCCGGTTGAATTTATCAAGCTGAGATTGGTCCTCAATAGAACGGTCCATAGCTTTACAGAATGTTCTACAGACGTTTCTCAACTCTACAGCCGGGATTTCAGAGCAGTTAATCTTAGGCATAGCCTGTACCTCCTTCTAAGGTTTAATTGGCAGGTACAGTACAGCGCTTGCGTTCAAACTCTGCAAGGGCCTCATGGGTAATGAAATACTGTCTACCAATTTTTATAGCCGGAAGCTCAGCCTTCCTGATCCAGCGCCATACTGTAACTACGTGGACGCCGTAACGTTCTGCGATTTGTTCACAGCTATAAAAGTTTTCCAAACAAAATACCTCCTTCTTGTTGACTTTTGTTCGGTATTGTGCTATAATGTTCAGTACCACCTAAAACAAAATACACTTTACCTACTGCTGCGAAAAACCGAAAATTCGCAGGGGCGTTTTTCTTGCGCTCATTTTGTTCGGTTTCCTATATTATACCGAACATTACCGACTTTGTCAAGCGTTTTTGAGAAAAAAGTTCTAAATTATTTTGTAATGTTCGTTTTTCGTCTGTTTGTAGGTAGAAAAGGAGCTTTTATGAGTACCACAACAGATAATGACATGACCTTCTTTAACAACATTCAGAGGCTTTGCAACGAAAAGGGCATCTCCGTTACAGCCCTCGGTCAAGAGCTGGGCCTTTCCAACGCCACTACCGCAGGCTGGCGCAAAGGATCACAGCCCCGTGGAAAAACACTGAAAATGTTAGCGGACTACTTTGACGTTTCCGTGGATCAGCTTATGGAGGACTCCAAACTAACCATTACCGATAATCACGGTATTATTGGCTCTACCCACGCGCCCGTTACTATCATCAACGGCTCTGAACGTAAGCTGTCTGAGCAGGCCGTGGAGCTGCTTAATATCTTTGAGCAGCTTAGTGTTGTAGATCAGGCAAAGCTGATAGTTTTTGCTGAGGAGCTTAAAAACAAATGAGGCGGTACAAAAAGAGGGGCTGTATAGGTACGGTCCTGCTGTTTCCGTTCTATATGATTTACTTTGCCCTTACCCTCTGCGGCTCTTTTCTACTGGGAGCGCTTACTTTCCTGTGGGGGCTTATAAAGCTACCATTTAAGAACAAGCAACCTATGACCGGCATTGAGTATGAGAGCCGTGTTGCTGACTATTTGAAATGCAAGGGCTATTGGGGTGTAAAAGTAACACAGGCTTCAGGTGATTACGGGATAGACATTACAGCCCATAAGAACGGCAAAAAGTATGCGGTACAATGTAAATACTACTCACAGCCTGTAGGTATCGCCGCCGTGCAGGAAGCCGTAGCAGGCAAGGTACATTACGGCTGCACTGAAGCTATGGTAGTAACAAATAACACATTCACTCCTGCGGCTGAAACTCTGGCAAAGGAAAACGGTGTTATCTTACTTGCCGGGGTAAAGTAAAAAGCCTCTCACGAATCGTGAGAGGCTAAAGGAGGTATTTATGTCAGCAGAGATAAAATGGAATATTCCAAAAGATAAAATAGGCAGTGGCAAGCTGGCGGTAGTGTATGCCCGTTTCTCCTCACACAGTCAAGGTGAGCAGTCAATAGAAGGGCAGCTCTCTGAGGCGTACAAATACGCAACGGCTCACGGCTACACGATAGTGCATGAATATGTTGACCGGGCTAAGAGTGGCCGTAGTGATAACCGTGAGCAATTCCAGCAGATGCTTAAAGATACAGCTAAAAAGCAATTTGACGTAATTATATTATGGAAGGTGGACCGCTTCGGGCGTAACCGTGAGGAGATCACCCTTAACAAGTATAAGTGCAAAAAGAACGGCGTCCGGGTAGAGTATGTTGCTGAAACAATCCCTAACACTCCTGAGGGGGTTATCCTTGAGAGCGTGCTTGAGGGCTTTGCAGAGTATTACAGCTTACAGCTCTCTCAGAATATCCGTAGAGGTCAGGCAGAGAGCGCCGAAAAGTGCCAAAGCACAGGAGGCAACCGTCCTATGGGCTATTTAACAGGTCCAGATAAACGGTTTATCCTTGATCCTGATACCGCGCCCACAGTTAAAATGATTTTCGATATGTACGCTGCCGGTAGTACGGTAACAGAGATTATTACGCACCTCAACAGCTTAGGACTGCGTAACCGCAGAGGCAAAGCCTTCACCAATAACAGCCTGTATGCCGTCCTGAAAAACGAAAAGTACACCGGCGTTTATCTGTATAAGGACAAACGCATTGAGGGCGGTATGCCCCGTATCGTAGATGATGACACCTTTTGGAAAGTACAGGAAATGCTGAAAATCAATAAACGCGCTCCGGCTCATAAGTGGAGCAAGGCTGAGTACCTACTTACAGATAAACTGTTTTGCGGTAAGTGCGGCTCAGGTATGATAGGAGAATCAGGTACAAGCAAAACAGGTGCTAAGCATAACTATTATTCCTGCTCTAAGAAAAAGCGTTTTAGAGAGTGCGATAAAAAGTCTATCCGGCAGGCCATTGTTGAGGACCTTGTAATAAATGCCACAATAGATCTTCTGAAAGATGATGAGCTGATAGAGTTTTTAATTGAGAACACATGGCAGTATTATCAGGCTCAGGATGAGAGTCAAGAGGAGCTGAACGCTCTCCACCGGGAATTAGAGCAGACCGAAAAAGCAATAGCAAACCTCATTACCGCTATTGAGGCAGGTATATTGAATGAGGCTACCAAAAAGAGAATGGCAGAGCTGGAGGCCCAGCAGAAGGACCTTGTATCTGCCATAGCTGACAGAGAAATAGCTAAGGGCTTCCATATCACACGGGAGTATGTAGATTTCTTTTTCCGTCAATTCAGGGATAAGGACTATACGGACAGAGAGTGCCAAAAGCAGCTCATATCTACCTTTGTTAATTCCGTATTCCTATATGACGATCACCTAAAGCTCAATTTCAATTTCAGCTCTGATAGCCGCATTATTTCTCTATCTGAAGCAGAGGCGGCAGACGCAGGAGAGGTGTTCGTACACTGTGCGTCTTGCTCCACCATAACGCATAGATACGAACTCTGTATTACGTGGTACAAGTCCGTATTTGCAATCGACATAGAAATACCGCAGAGGAAATAAGCCCTCTGCGGTATTTCTTATTTGCTGGTAACTTGCAGCTTATTATCATTCGTGGTTATAAAACACCGAAAATAGCAGTTTTTAAGGCTCTAACGATCATAAATGGGTGAAATATGCACGTTAGCTTATTTGCCGGTAACTTGCTGAGTTATGAAATAAGTAAAGAAAACAACTCAAAATTTTACTTGTTTCTTCACTTCTTGCATTTAAGTTAAGAACATTTTAATTACTGCGCTGTGTAGCTCTCAATCAACAAAGGTACACCGGCGAAGATCCCAAATACCGAAATAGTAACCGTCCACACTGACTATGCAGCGGTTGAAAATCGTGAGCTTGAGAGTAACGATATGCTTTTCAAGGTCATAACCTAAAAGCTCCAGAGCCTTAGAGATTTGCTTTTCTATTGCTATCACCCTGTATATTTTTTCAAGAGTGATAGGCTTTTTAATTGTAACCGTTGTCTGTTTCATTGTCAATCCTCCTGCTAAACAGCGTATCTATTCTTTGAAAAATTCTCCTGTAGTGCCACGTATCAGAAAAATACATAGGCGTATACCAATACTTTGAGGGGTTATCCCCACTGTGCATAGGATCAGTGAGGGTGTTGCCGATTTTGATAAATCCGGCACAGCCTATCAGTGATAGCTGAATATAGCACATCATACCCGTGGTAAAGTCTATATCCTGAGCCGCTACAAGTACATGATTTTGCCAATTCAGCGGACTGCCTGCTTTTTCTAAGGCGTGGCGGATAGCGTGTACCCCGGCTATGAGGGTTGCACCTGCACCGCAGGCGCAATCATTTAGACTGATATACCCATGCTGATCTATCTGCTCTACCACTGTCCCGGTAGATATATCCGCCATACAACGGCAGACGTCATAAGGAGTGAAAAACTGACCTATCCAATGATTACCAAGCTCCAACTCCATATAGACACTACCGAGAAAATCTTGCTCAGGGTTATTTGATAAGGCGTTGACTACCTCCACTACCAACTCAGGAAATACCGCGCGTTCTTTTTCGTTGTACTTTTCAATGATTTTCATATACATTGCTTCGCGCTCCTCAAACTGTGTCTTATCAACACTGTTTGAAATGGCGATAGCAAACATTACGATAAAATCACTCCATACCTCCCACGTGTGGTATCTCTGTGAGAGATCAAGCAACTTCTTTGCAAAGGTAGATTTATCCTTGCCCTGTACGGTCCTCTTAGCCATTGCTGCTCACCTGCCAAAAGAGGGTATGCCAAGCTGGATCATACGGTTAAGCATAACCTCATTTAGATGCAGAAACAATAAACCGCAGTCCTTCTCCTCAAGGACAGGCTCACCGTCCCACAGCAGCTTACCGCCTATTCCAAATCCGCAGTCATACTGTATAGGCTCAATCTTGATAGTCAGCTCACCGGCTGTCTTATAGAAGCAGGAGAACTCTTTAAGGATTTGCTCTGCCTCAGCTTCGGCCTTTGCTACAAGACCGGGAATATCTTTACGCCCACATAAGAAATATGTAGGGTGTTCTTCTGCAAGCACACGAACTGAATTACTCATAGTGGACCTCCTTAGATGTTGTTTGCGAGAACAGAGGGCAACGCAAGGTGTAAAGAGCCTGTTTCCTCAGGCTCACTGTGCCAAATAATACGTGCATACGCGCTACAACCTCTACCACTGTATCTGATACGCACGCCTGCCGCCTCAAGTTCATGCTCAGTACGAAAATCAACATCACTCAAATCTAAGCGGATTTCACCTTTTCTTAAAAAGCCTAAAATCCTACGGGCTACCTGCATATCTTCAGGAGAGCCTTTAACAAGAGCCTCATGCCTATCAAAAAGCCGGTATTTAATACGCTTCTTTTCTAATGCTGTCATAATCTGATCCTCCATTTAATCTGTAATGTACTCAACATATTCTTCGTAAGATACAAAGGTTATCCACGTCCCATTGACACAGGCACGATAGTAACCGTCTTTTGTGTAGCCTTCATCCATAGCATTTTGCTCCTTTGCTTTCGTTCTGTTTTCTATATTATACCGAACATTACCGACTTTGTCAAGGGGTTTTATAAAGTTTTTTCTAAATGTTTTTGAAAATCTCTTGACATTATGCAGTTTTTCCTTTATAATGATACTGCAATACTGAAACAGGAGGTAACAAACCTATGACTAACGCTCAGCGTATTAAAATGGCTCTTGCATATAAGGGTATGAGTGAGGCCCACCTTGCAAGAGAGCTTGATACCACACCTTCCGCTTTTAATCAGAGATTGAAAAAGGATAAGCTGACCTCTGAGGAGCTGGAGAAAATTGCCGGTATCTTAGGCGCAGAGTATAAAGCTGCGTTTGTTTTCCCGGACGGTACACAGATCGGCTGATAACCCCCTCCCCCTAAATCATTTTTTAGGGGGTATTGTGTAGCCCGAAGAAAAATTGACACGAAAAAAAAGCCCCGTGAGTGCATAGTGTTACACTCACGGGGCTTTTTCCTATAAATTTCCGTATATATGGGCGCTAAGGCGTAAAAACCGCTTTACTCTCTTTATTTTTGGTACTTTATTAGAAAACAGTGTAACACTGTAACACTTGTACCAAAAATGCCGATAAATCAAGGGGTTTTAAGGTGTTACAAACATAGTAACAGCACTGTAACACTGTAACGGCTCAGGCGTTACACTTTTCCCAGCCGTTACAGTGCTTGTAACAGTTATTCTTTTGCTACTTCAGTTGTATTCTCAAACACCTTATTAAACTCACCGACTGCGGCTTCAATGAGCATTTTAAGCTCAATCTCAGTAATAGTAATGCCTTTTTCGGTCAACATCTCAGACACGGATTCTACAACCTTGTTGTGTTTGTCCTGCCCGTGCAGATCAGTGTAAAGCTGCTCTACAGCCTGTACGCAGGTTTTGACAACCGCCTTTTTGGTGGCGTCATTGACGTACTTCTGATAGAGGCTCTTTACCACAAAGCCGATATAACCGGCAATGGCGGTAAAGATTGCATAGAGAATCTGCATACCGTA